TCGTTTTCTTCTTTAACAAAATCTTTTTTCATTTGATGGGCTCTTTCCACATCTACTCTCACTCCTTTGAATTTCATCTCAACAAGACAAGGAAAGAGTTCAGTTTCTAAATCAAAAATATCTTCCAGGTCCTGATTAATAATTTCTTTCTTCATCTCTTGCCATAGACCAAAGGTTACTTCGGCGTCTCGTTCAGCATAAGCTCCTACATGCATCGCCGGAAGTTTATACATTTCAGCTTTTGGATCTATCCCCCATTCAGAGGCAGCTTCTGCCAGACCTGCTTCATTTTTTCCGTAGCCTAAATAATGCCAGGATAAACTATTAAGATCATATCTAAATCTATTTTCATCAGTAACCGCTGCTGCGATCATGGTACATACAATATCTCCATTAATTTTAAAGCCCATAGCCTTTAACCAACAGACGTCGTACATAGCGTTGTGAAAAATTTTTGTGGAGGGAGCTTCTAAGACATCTTTAAGCCAGTCTAAGACTTTAACTTCATCCATGTTACCACCACCCTGATGAGCAATTGGAAAATATCCTTTGTAAAAAGAAGTAGCGACAGCGATACCTATTACTTCTCCATTACCGATAACAGCACCTGATCCTTTTTTAATTAAGTCCGGGTCTCTTGTTTCTAAGTCAATTGCAATTTCATCAACCTTTCTTAGGTCGGGAAATTCTGTAGGTTTGACCCATTCTGTTTGGGCTTCGAATTTAGGTATCCGCATTACGGATAGTCTCGCTCAATAATCATGTCGATAAAATGTTTTGCTTTCAATAAATCTTCCTTTCCATTCTTCGAGCGATGTCGAATAATATATTTTATAACGCATCCCTCCGGATAAAGCAACTCATTCTCGATCACAAACTGACTTGGCTGAATTTTAAATTTTTTATAATGAGATCCTCCGATTTGTTTACTGTAGACTTTCGATGTCATATCCTTTGTCCTCCTTTTTTGCCGCCATAATATATAAATTTTGTTTAGTACGAGTGACGCCTACATACCAAACTCTATTTTCTTCATCTTCTTTGTCTTGACTTTTTTCAATAGCTTCCCTGATAGTTTTAGTGTTGTCCAAGATAAGTAAAACGTTGTCCGCTTCACCTCCCTTAGCTGCATGAATGGTAGATAATTTTATACGAGGGGGCTTAGATAATTCTTCACCGCTTTGAAGCATGTCTCTAATATATAAGCTGTCCTCCGGTTCCGTTTCAAAAACTTCGAACCAGGTCTGTGTTCGTTGGTATCCAAATTCTTTTAAATCATACATTCGTTCTTCTTTTCCAGGAAATTCTTTTCCAAAATATTCAAATAAATCTTTACACTCTGAGATAGAGAGCAATGATCCCTTGGTCCAACGAGTGTAGTTTTGTACGGCAGCGTATAGTCTTGTTTTATAGCTCTTTCTATTTTTATATTCAAAATAGATTCCCCTCTCTCTTAGAATAGGTTTAAGTTTTATTAATTTATCGTTGTAACGAGCTAACACTAACCATTTTCCTTTGTGTAAAGGCGCGTCTTCAATAGAAGTGATGGGATTTATAGACCCATCTTCGTCCCGTGCTTCCCATCTTTTATGAAGTCTCCGTTCATCTGGTATTCTATTTAAAATATTGGCAGCAATGCGTTGAACCAATCTAGGAACCCTATAAGATTGTGGTAATACTATTTCTTCGGCAGGTTCTTGTTGAAATCTTTTAACATCTGCTCCAGCCCACCCATAAATAGCTTGATCATCGTCGCCAGCTAGAATAACATGTCTAGAGTTTTTCTTTAAAACATCAAACATTTTCCATTGAATCGGCGATAAATCTTGGGCTTCATCGATAAATACGACGTCATATTTCGGACATAATTCGGCCATAATGAATTTTTCAATCATATCTGTGAAATCTTTAAGATGAAAAGATTCTTTATAGTTATTTAATTCATCTTGTAGAATATATAATAAGTTCTGATCAAGATCCTGAGAATACGTATCGGTATTGTATTCATCTTCAATGGGGATTTCTTTTATGCGCGCAGCATTAATTATATTAAAATATTCACTGTCAGAGTCTACGAAACCTGTTTTTTCTTCTCCATTACTATAAACTGTTACTTCTATCCCTACACTTCTGCCTATGTCTTCATAGTGTTCGTCCTGCATTACTTCACTTTTTTTCAATCCTAATTTCCAAAAAGCCAGGGAATGTAAAGTTCTAAAATGGTTTAATTGTTTTTCACCGATGTGTGGATTTTGATCTAGCATTCTTTCCTTAGCTTCGGTGGCAGCTTTTTTTGTAAAAGCAAAGTACCCGATCTTGTCAATAGGAGTTCCTAGTTTAAGAAAAGTTCGGGCGTAGTGTAAGAGACGTGTCGTTTTCCCTGTTCCCGGAGGCCCGAGTATTTTTCTCATCATAAGATTTCTGTTTTATGTTTTATATTAGTGTGATGAATAGGAACGTTTTCAAATTCTTTGACAGAAATTTTTACAATGTTCTTAGTTGGTGTATTATATTTTCCCTTGTCTTTGGTAGGAAATCTTTTTTGATCCATAAACTCTATGCCACAATCTTTATATGTATCTTTCATCATGACGCCTGTTTTATCTTCAATGTATTTCCAGTTCTTAGATTTTAATTTGTCATAAAATTTATCAAATTTAAAAAAGGCAAAACCTTCCTCTACTAAAACGGTTCCTGTTTTAAATCCTGCATCGTTCATAGCTTTAGGTCCGTTTATTTTTGCATGTAATACATCGTGTAATTTTTCTTTAGGAGTTGTACCAATAGGAGGATTAACTATTTTTTGTGTCTTCCACAAAACATCAAGAACGATTTGGTCCTCGTCCCCTTTAATAATTGGTGGAGGAAATCCTGCTGCTTTTGCTATTGCATTTCTTCGTTTACGTTGGTCGGTTACATGTTCCACCGAACGACAATGAACGGTCGCTGTACTGATTCCATTGGGTTTGATAACATCAAATTCGTACTCAGGTTCTGGATCTAGATCAATTTTTTTAAGATTAGTTAAGATTGGATAGGTTCCTTTAGATCCTGCCAAGACTCCAAATTTTTTCTTAACACAAATTCCTTTTTTACAATGATCACTGATGGGACTTTGGGTACAAGTAAAACCTTTTTCAGATCGGTTCCATGATCTTACTTTAGCATTTAATAATTTATCATCCCATGCATTGGCATGTTGTTCTTCAAAGTATTTCACAGGAGCGTTCTTGACTTTTTGTTTCCATTTGTCTTCGTACTTCATCTTCACAAATACATGATAATTATACATAAATCTGTCCTTGCCATCAAAGGCTGGATTCTTCATAATCCTGCTAAGTGTAGCTAGACAAGGAGGACCATCTTTAAATTCATCGTCAGCTCCTTCGTAAATCGCCTGGTCAATGCCTTCGGTAATTTTATTTAATTCATCTGGATCAACTAAATTAGATTCAACTAAAGGGATGAATTGTTCAAAAGGAAATTCTGTTCCATCTATATTTAAAGCTCTTCTTTCTGTTTTATTAAAATAAGGTAAGTTAATAAATTGTCCCGGTCTCACCCCGCCTCGTTCGAGATCACGAGTCAGTTGGGTTTGTTTGGGAAAAATTTCTGTGTCTGATTTGAGTTGAAATAAAGGAAGAAGATTACTTAAAAAAGATTTTAGGGTGGATGCATCAACAAACTTCTTCATAAAAATATATAAATGAAGCCCTTTACTTTTGGATAGAATAGGTATTAGCGGTAGTTTGTATTCTTGAATTTTGTCTATAATAAATTTTTTATCGAAATGCTCGTAATTAGATGGGTCTATATCAATTAGACCAAATTTAGTTTCACCGTCTTCGTTACAGGGTTGAATTCCAATTGATTTAGTTCCGTTTAAATGATCAATGTAAACTTGATCGGCAAGTTCTTCGTAGTTCCAGCGATAGTCTCCTGGTTTTAATTTAAGTTTACCACTGTCTGGATCGACATAGGCATTCTTAATATTAGCGACACCATACGCACCTTTATAACCATTAAAAATCTGTATATATTTCTTTTCCATATATTATTCCATGGGCCCTCCAGTCTCCCTTCAGGCCCACGTCATGCATGATTT